ATGAAAATATGTATGCCTTATATGATAAGGATAAAATTCAAAAATATTTAGCGGATGATACTATAAAAATAGTTCCTTTAAGTTTTATGAGGGGTAATACCTTTATGAATTCTGTAGTAATAGTAGATGAAGCCCAAAATGTAACCCATACTCAAATGGAAATGGTAGTAACCAGAATAGGATTAAACTCTAAAATGATAGTTTGTGGTGATAAAAAACAAATAGATTTAAAGAGAAAAATGGATTCTGGTTTTAATTTTTTATATAAAGCTAGTACCCAAATTGAGGGTTTATCATCTGTAGAATTAACTACTAATCATAGAAGTCCTATAGTAGAACAACTAGTAGATTTTTATACGGATGCTCATAAAAAGGGACTATTAAAAAGCTGATATTTATAAATAAAATATGGCTAACATTCCCATATATCCCGGCAGTTCATCCTTTTTTCCTGGAGATACCCCTTTTGCATTCTATGATAATGATTTACAATTCCAAATAGATGCTGATAAAGTAACTACTTTTTGTAGTAGAAGATTGGGTTATCCCATAGTAGAAGTAGAACTACAGGATATAAATTTTTATGCTGCTTTTGAAGAAGCTGTAACTACATATGGAAATGAAATATATGCTTATAAAGTAAGACAAGATTATTTATCTATGGAGGGTTCTCCAACAGGATCTAATTTTAATAATACATTGGTAACACCTAATATGGGTGCAATGGTTAGATTGTCTCAACAATATGGTGAAGGAGCAGGAACTGGGGGTAATGTTACTTGGAGAAAAGGAGTTTTAAATACTACTAAAAATGTTCAAAATTATGATTTAAATGCATGGGCTGCTGAAAGTGCATCCTTAGGTAGTAATGACTCTATAGAAATAAAAAGAATTTTTTACTATGCAGATCCTGCTGTAGTAAGATTTTTCGATCCTTATGCATCTACGGGCATTGGGTTTAATAGTATGATGGATAATTTTGGTTTCGGGAGTTTTTCTCCTGCTATTAACTTTCTAATGATGCCTTTAAGCTTTGATATGCAAAAAATACAAGGCATAGAGTTAAATGATCAAGTTAGAAAATCTAATTATTCTTTTGAATTAATAAATAACCAGTTAAAAGTATTTCCTATTCCTATTGAGGATGGAAAAATATACTTTGAATATATAAAAACCCAAGATAGATATTCTTCTTCATTTGATAATAATTATGGAGGGGTTACTAATGTCTCTAACGTACCCTATACTAATCCTACTTATACTCAAATTAATTCTGTAGGTAGAAGTTGGATTTTTGAATATACTTTAGCATTATGTAAAGAAATGTTAGGGTATGTAAGAGGTAAATTTTCTACAGTTCCTATTCCAGATTCAGAGGTCAGCCTAAATCAATCAGATTTAATATCAGCTGCTACTGAAGAAAAAACCGCTTTATTGGAAAGACTTAGATCGTACTTGGAGGAAACTTCAAGGGAAAAATTATTAGAAAGAAGGGCACAAGAGGCTGAATTCAAACAAACTGAATTAGCCCAAACCCCATACGTAATTTATATAGGATAATGGCTTTATTTGGAACACAAAGAGATGTATCTCTGATAAGACATTTAAACAGAGAATTAATGGGTAACATTATTACCCAGCAGGCATCTTTTTATTCAATTAGGTTAAAAGAAACTAAGGTTAATATGTATGGTGAAGCTGCTGGTGGATATTTGTTTGAAGGTCCTTTTATATTTAACTGTTTAGTTCAAAGAACCCCTCAAATGTTCCAGGAATCTGATATGATATTGGAAACTCAATATGAAGTAACTTTTAGATTTCTAAGAGACGATTTAGTAGATGCTAATGTAGTACCTAAAGTGGGTGATTATATATTGTATGAAGATAACTACCATATAATAAATGATTTATATTCTAACCAATATTTTGTAGGTAAAAATCCAGATTATCCTAATGAGCAAAACCCTCTAAATCCTGGTTTAGCTAATTATGGAAATAATTTATCTACTATTTGTATAACTAATATTGTACCTGCGGATAGGGTTGGCATTACTAAAGAAAGATACAATCAATAATGGCACAGGAAAGAAGAAAACCCATCCCCCCTAGACAGAAAGAACTATCTAAACGTCTCCAAACTCCATATAGGGATGATGAAGGAAGATTTGATAGGGGTAATCCTAATAATGCTACTTTTGACAACTTAAATAGGGGTAACCAAATATCTTTTAAAGGAGATGATGTAAAACCTTTTTCCATTGGTATTAAGGATATAGATGAAGCAATAACTTTTTACATGAAGGAAATTATAAAGCCTTCTGTAATACAAAATGGGAGTAGGATAGATGTTCCTGTGTTGTATGGGGATTCTGAAAGATGGAACCAAATTAACAAATTAGGATATTTAAGAGATGGTAATGATAAACCCATGTTACCCCTTATTTTATTTAAAAGGACTAATTTAACTAAAGAAAGGTTTACTTCTAAAATAGATGCTAATAATCCTAACAATTTACAAGTATTTACTAAAGCTTACAATAAGCAAAATGCATATAGCAATTTTAGAATATTAAATAAAGATTTTCCTGAAAAACAATTCTATGCTACTATAATACCCGATTATGTTACATTAGACTATGATGTACTTATATCTACTTATTTTATAGAACAAAATAATAAAATTATAGAAGCAATGAATTATGCTTCTGACTCATATTGGGGTGACCCTGAAAAATTTAAGTTTAGAGCTAGAATAGATAGTTTTGCTACTAACACTGAAATTCCTTTAGGAGCTGAACGTATTGTAAAAACAAACTTTAGTATAAAACTTTATGGGTATATTATTCCAGACACTTATTTAAAAGATATAAATGCAGTTAAAAAATTTAATGGAAAAACCCAAATTAACATCTTATCAGAAACACAAATACCAGCTGACAATACTCAAAGCATAAATCAGCGTATTTATAATCAAGAACTATAACAAATGGCTAATACATTTATATCAACTAGCATAGCTACGGGTCTCGTTATTGAGGCTGCTCACGTTACACAATCCGCAGATGCTTTTACAGGTACCGAAGCATATGATATTACTATATCAGGTTCCTTAGACATAAATAATGCTCCTATAACTAATTTAACAGCATCAGGTAATATAAGTGCAAGTGGTGATATTACTGGTAATACTGGTTCATTTCAGCATATAAACCTTCCTCAAGGAGCAGCTATAAAATCACTTCCTGGTGGTAATGTTGAAATCATATCTGAAGATGGGGCATTTTTACAAATTACTGATAGCTTTATTTTTGATAACAATGGAGCAACCTTCGCTGTAAACGCTCAAGGAGATGTATCTGATATTAGACATATAACAGCATCTGGTAATATAAGTGCAAGTGGTGATATATTTGGAGATAGAATTTATTCAAATAATATTCAAGTTGTAAGACATGTAAGTAATACTACATTTCTAGGTAAAACAGGTGTATCAACTAACATACTTGGATCTATAACAGCATCAATTATAAGTGCAAGTGGTGATATAATAGGAGCAACCTTTGGAGATTCCTCAGGAAATATAATATTTTCAGGTAATGTAAGTGGTAGTGGAACTAACTCTTCATATTTTGGAGATGAATATAATGCGCATGGTGGAGATGCAAATTCAGGATTTACTTTACTATCTTTAGGTGCTAAACCAAGTATACATGCCTCAGGAGCTTCTCTTGTAATAGGTAATACTACTAACTCAACACAAACAGGTATTGATTTAATAGGTGAAGTAACAGCATCTGGTAACATAAGCTCAAGTGCAATTATAGAAGCTGGAACAATTCAATCTAATGGTACATCAACAGCTAAAACAAGAATAATTATTGACCCAGGAACTGGGAATGGAGCACAGTTGGAAATGTCATCAGCTGGAAATCTAGCAATAGCTACTGATGAAGGAGGTACACTAACATCTACTACTTTTCTTAGTAATAATGTTATAGCATCTAATAATATAAGTGCAAGTGGAGAAATGGGAGCCGATTCTCTTAGAGTAGAAAATCGTGCATCAGGAGTTACTGCTGATGTAATAATATCAGGATCTACATTTGATGGAGATTCGAGAGATGCACAAATTATATACCCCAATCATGGACTACATTTTAATAGTGACAATGGTACTCATAATCATGTATTGGCATTAGCAAGTAATGGTGTTGGTATAAGAAGGCAACCTGCTGATGCTAATAATGCTTTAGAGGTATCTGGCAGTATTCAAGTAATAGATGGTGATATATTTGGAGCTACTAATATTACAGCATCTGGTCATGGATTATTTCAAGCAGGTAAACCTATTATTACACATACCTCTTCTCCTATTTCATCTTCTTTGGCTAATGCTGGGAAATATCATATAGTAGGAGGTACATTAACAGCTTCTATAGTTTTAGATAGTAATGCTCCCGTAGGTGCTGAATATGAATTTTTCCAAACATCATCAGCGGGTCAATTCTTATTTGAATCTGCTTCAGGTACAACAGTAATATCCAAAAACGGAAGTTTAAGATTGGCTCAACAGGGTTCATCAGCAGTACTTAAGAAAGTATCCACTACTACTTTCCATTTAATGGGTGACTTAACATAATCAAATGAGTAAAATAGGACCCATAGCACAATCAGATACTTCCATTATAACTGATGGGTTAGTATTCAATATGGACTTTTCTAAGTTTGCATGTTATCCCAGATCTGGAACAACATGTACAGATTTAAATGCATCAATAGATGGCACATTTACTAATGGTGCTTCATTTACTTCAGATGATTTAGGTGCATTTGTGGGAGATGGAGTAGATGATCATATAAATTGTGGAAACAATGCAATTTTCCAAAGTTTTCCATTAACAATTGAAGCATGGGTTTTCTGTGATACTGATAAAGATAGAAATGCCATATTAACAAAAGGACGATCATCAGGTAACGCGGGTGATAGAAATTTAGACATTATCTGGATTGATACTACTAGAACTAATATGGATTTTATAGTAAGTGATGGATCTAGTTTTGTTGTAAACTTACAAGCTACTAAACCATCAGCTGGGGCCTGGCACCATATAATAGCACAGTGGGATGGTACAACTAATTCTAATACAGCTAAACTTTTTACGGATACGGTTTTAGCGGGCCAAACCACTGCTACAGGCACAGGATTTGCAACTAATCTTAATGTTTTTATAGGTGGACAACATCCCAGTAACGCTAATAGAACTTGGGATGGTAAAATTGCTGTAATTAGAGCTTATAATAGAGTTCTTACCACGGATGAAATATCTATTAATTATAATGCATTAAAAGAAAGATTCGGATTATGAGTAAGTATGATAGAAAATATATTATATTTAACGTTAGTGAATTAAGTACTTTAGATTTTAGTCAAGTATTAGAAACATCTATTGATACAATAAATTATAATATAGCAGAAACCCAAACAGTAGTAAAATATGTAGGTGATATGCCGTCATCTATACAAGCACTTACTACTAAGGAAGGACCATACACCCATAGTGAAATAATTACTATCTTAGATGGTCCAACATGGAATGATCCTAATGATGGTATTTAATTAAATTTATTATATTTATTATAGTAAAAATAAGTCATGATTAAAGAAAAAAAAGTTTTAACAGAGGAAGAAATTAAAAATTTAAAAGAATTAAAAACAGATTTTGATAGCTTAATATATTCGTTAGGTACGGTAGAAGCTGAAATTAATGTTTTAGAAAATTCTAAAATTGAATTAAAAAGAAGGTTAGCTGAACTAACTAAAAAAGAAAAAATAGTTGTTAAAGAATTAGAGGAAAAATATGGCGCCGGTAAATTATCATTAGATACTGGTGAAATTCAACCCTTATAATAGTTTTTTTTAAAAAGTTTTTGATATTTATAATAAAACTTAAATAAAGACTAATGGCTGAAATTATTCTATCTCCTGGTGTACTAGCTAACGAAAATGATCAATCCCAAATTAGATCCTTACCCGTAGTAGCTGGTGCCGCTATTATAGGCCCCACAGTAAAAGGTAAACCCAACATTCCTAGATTAGTTACTACATTTAGTGAATTCCAAGCTGAATTTGGTACTACTTTTCTTTCGGCTTCTGCTCAGGAATATTCGTTTTTAACTTCTATTTCAGCTAATAATTATTTTCAGCAAGGAGGTACATCACTATTAGTAACTAGGGTAGCAAATGGCACATTTGCCCCCGCTACTTCCTCTAATATTGATAGTGAGGTATTTACTGGTGGGTTAAAAACAGGAGTTAATCAATTACTAGGTTCCTTAAGTACCTTTTCTGGATCAGGAGCTGGAGGTACTTTTGCTATATCTGCCTCTCTTATAACAGGAGGTGGTGCCGGATTTACAGGTAGTATTACAATAGCACCTGGTGGAACAGTAGCAACTACAATTTCTAGTAGTGCTGGAAGCGGATTCCAAGCAGGGGATACTATAACTGTAACTTCTCAATCTTTGGGAGCTACAACAGGGGGTGGAACTAATTTAGTAATTACATTAAATAGTAATGATTTAGCTTCTACATCTCCATTTGAATTAGAAACATTATCTGAAGGTGCTATTTTAAATAATACCCAAACAACTCCAGGATCACCTGATCTAGTAGGACCAGGAGGTACTTTAACTAACGGTACAGCCGATAATATTAGATACGAAATAACAGGACGTAATATAGATCAAGGAGTATTTACTTTAGTTATTAGAAGGGGTGATGATACTACCAATAGTAAAACTATATTAGAAACATTTACTAATTTATCTCTAGATCCCCGACAGTCTAACTATATAGAAAGAGTAATTGGTAATCAAGTTCAAGATGTAATAGGATCTGGTACATCAGATCCATTTATTAGAACCTCTGGTTCATTCCCTAATGCTTCTCGATTTGTAAGAGTAAAATCAGTTTCTCTACCTACTCCTGATTATTTTAATAATAATGGAGGAGCTAAAGCTGAATTTACAGCCTCTCTCCCTACAGCACAATCTGGAACATTCGGTGGTGGTACAGGTGAAGTATTTACAGGCGCTAATACATTGTATGAAAAAATAGGAACTAGAACACAAGGATTAGTAGCTACAGATTATGATGATGCTATTAATTTATTAGCAAATAAAGATGAATATAAGTTTAATGTAATTTCCGCTCCTGGTCTTAATAATGCTGATCATGCTACTCAAGTGGGTAGAATTATTGAAGTAGTAGAAAATAGAGGAGATGCTATAGCAGTAGTCGATTTAGTAAAATATGGTTCTACTATTACTACAGTAACATCCGAAGCTGGAGAAAGAGATTCATCATTTGCTGCTGCTTATTGGCCATGGTTACAAGTAGCAGAACCTACTAATGGTCAAATAGTATGGGTCCCAGCATCCACATTAATACCAGGTGTTTATGCAAATACAGATGCTACATCAGAAACATGGTTCGCACCAGCTGGATTTAGTAGAGGTGGGTTATTAGGAGTAGTACAAGCAGAAAGAAAATTATCTCAATCCCAAAGAGATTCATTGTATGTAGGTAAAGTTAATCCAATAGCTACATTCCCCGGAAGAGGAGTAGTTGTATTTGGTCAGAAAACACTACAACAAAGACAAACGGCATTAGATAGAGTAAATGTAAGAAGATTATTAATTAGTTTGAAATCGTTTATCTCACAAATTTCTGATAACTTAGTATTTGAGCAAAATACAGCTGCCACTAGAAATAACTTCCTAACCCAAGTAAACCCATTCTTGGAAAGTGTGCAACAAAGACAGGGATTATTTGCATTTAAAGTAGTAATGGACGATACCAATAATACTCCAGATGTAATCGATAGGAACCAATTAGTTGGACAGATTTTCCTACAACCTACTAGAACTGCTGAATTCATATTATTAGACTTCAACATCTTACCAACGGGTGCAACATTCCCATCTTAAAAAATTTAAATTTAGAATATTTATAATAAAATAGAAACATGCCAGTATTAGATCCAAACGAAATATTTTTTACCGCATTTGAACCGAAACAACAGAATAGGTTTATAATGTTTATAGATGGGTTTCCGGCTTATCAAATAAAAGGAGTAGGTGCAATTAGTGTAACTCAGGGAACTGTAGCTCTTAATCATATCAATATTCAAAGATATGTGAAAGGAAAAACAGTTTGGAATCCTATTACATTTACTTTATTTGATCCTATCACACCATCAGGTGCACAAGCGGTAATGGAATGGGTTCGTTTACATCACGAATCAGTAACTGGTAGAGATGGTTATTCTGATTTCTATAAGAAAAATCTTACCTTTAACGTTTTAGGTCCAGTAGGAGATATTGTTTCCGAATGGGTTATTAAAGGTGCTTTAATTACCGAAGCTTCATTTGGTGATTACAATTATGATAATGCGGATGCTGCTCAAGAAATTACAATGACTGTACAACCAGATTATTGTGTATTGAATTTCTAATTTATTTATTTATTTATATTTTTGAATGTCCGGTATTTATTACCGGACATTTTTTTCTATGGGAAGAGTAAAAGTTATAAAACCAGCTATACAGGATCAACCTGTAACTTTTTCTAATATTACATCTACAGGTAATGTTACTGTACAAGGAACTACTACAATTAGTGGATCCCTTAATATATCTTCTAGTGGTGATTTTACTGTTGGAGCAATAACGGCTAGTTCAATTTTAATGGACCCAGTTGAAATAAAATCAGCTGATGGGTTAGTAATAGGGGGTAGTGATACTTTTACTACTTCGGGTCCTGTAAATAAATTTAATGTAGATAGTGCTGGTAATGTCTTAATAGGTGGTAATATAACAGCTTCTGCCAATGTAAGTGCAAGTGGAGAAATAACTACAAATGGTCTTACTAATGTAGGTTCAACCTCAACTACCTTAACATCATCGTTTACTACAACATTAAATTTTTCTACTAACAGGATAATATCTGTTACTACAGGTTCAGCTTTATCAATGTCTATAGATACAGGTAATAGTATATTAGGAAATGTTATAATGACTGATATTTCATCTTCAGTTGGACTTCACTTAACAGGATCACAATTTAAAGTTTTAAATGGTACGTTTGACACCACCAAAAGAAATTATGTATATTACCATTATATTGGAAATGATACAGCATTAGTTACAATCAATCAGGAATCATAATGTCAATGATAGCAGCATTTTTTAGTGCAACTGCTAAAGCAGAAGCAGGAGGTACATTATTACTAGATTTATATGGTACTGATATTCTTGCAGCATATTCATTGAGAAAACTATCATCTACCTACTCAGGCGATGCAGTAAGGGTTCGGCGAACATCTGACAATGCAGAACAAGACATTGGATTTGATGCAAGTGGCAATCTGGATACATCCGCCTTGACAACTTTTTTAGGTAGTGATGATGGGTTTCTTGCAAAATGGTATGACCAATCAGGTAATAGTAGAGACGGTTCTCAGACAAATGCATCAAGACAAATCAGAATTGCAACAGCAGGAACTATTGAAACTAAGAACAGTTTACCGACAACTCAGGGTGCAAACAATCTCCATTTAACTATATCAGGTGTTCCAACAACATCACAGCCTATAACAACTTTTGATGTATATGCACGTTATAGTGCAGGTGGTGCAGGTACTAAAGCTACTTTAGTATCATTGGTGAATAGTAATAATTTTATTAGGAATGACTCCAAGAGATTTATGAGAGTAGGTGTACTAAGTAAGTTTGGTGGTACTCAAATTAATACTCAAGGAGCCACAGCTCACGCAGACACAGACCTTCACGTAGTGACAAGGATGTTAAACGGTGCATCCTCAGTTGTTAGGGTAGACCAAGTTGCAGAACCAACATCAACAGGTGGTGATTGGGTAGTTACAGGTGCACAAATGGGTTCTGATACAACAATAGGAAGAAACAGTACATCAGCATATAATGGTCAACTTTCAGAGCTGTTAATCTTTGGAGCAGATAAAACATCTGAAATAACAAATATAGAAGATAATCTTAAAACATATTATTCAACCCCATAATTATGCATTTATATTACGAATATCCAAACTCAAGCTCAGCTTTAGCAGCCTCTGCAGATGTTTATGATCTAAACGCACCTCCAAGAGATCAAAGAATATCTTTGTATGCCTACAGCGTATACCCCCATACTGGAAGTACAGATCCAAGATGTGTTGTTAAATATGAAGATAGCATACAATCATTTATAACAGGTTCTGTATTTAATGGGGTAACTTCTTATACTGAAGCAGAAGCTATAGCAGCTGGGTTTGATGTAGGAGATGAAGAAAGTGAAGATTTAGCAAGGTAATTTTCTTTTAATTTTTTTAATTTTTCTTATCTCTTTATATATTTATCACTGAATAAAAAGTTATTTTTTTTAAATTGTAATCTATGTCTGAAACTAAGTTTGAATTCCCTACTGAAATAGTTGAATTACCCTCAAAAGGTTTAGTTTATCCTGAAGATAATCCTCTTTCATCTGGTCAAATAGAAATGAAATATATGACCGCTAGGGAAGAAGATATTTTATCTAACCAAAACTATATAGAAAAGGGTACTGTAATTGATAAGTTACTTCAATCTCTTATTGTGAGTGATATAGATTATAAAGACTTAATAGTAGGAGATAAAAATGCTATAGTAATAGCAGCACGTATTTTAGGATATGGTAAAGAATATAAGTTTACTAGTAAAGGGGAAGAATTAAGTGTTGATTTATCCACACTAGAAAACAAAGAATTAAATGAATCCCTTTATACTAAAGGACTTAATGAGTTTGCATATACCCTCCCTCACTCTAAAACTCCAATAACCTTTAAGTTTTTAACCCATAGAGATGATTTAGCTATAGATAATGAATTAAGAGGGTTAAAAAAGCTTTCTAGTAAAAATGTACCTGAATTATCTACAAGATTAAAGTACATAATTACATCTGTTAACGGTGAAACTGATAGAGCCACTATCAGAAAATATGTGGATAATTACCTTTTAGCTATGGATTCTCGCGCATTAAGAAATTACGTGAAGGAGATGCAACCTGACATTAACATGTCAACTACCATTATTGATTCAGAGGGTGACGAATTCACCATGGAAATCCCCTTCACGCTGAATTTTTTTTGGCCAGACGCAGACCTATAGGTCTACTCTCTTTACTCAAATACATGAAATCGTATTTCATGGAAAAGGTGGCTATGATTTCCACACAGTCTACAACATGCCAATTTGGTTAAGAAAATTTATATTCAATAACATTCAAGAATTCTATAAAAAAGAAGAAGAGGAATATAGAAAAGCACAATCTAAACATAATAAGGGCACTACTAATATAAGAATGGATGAATCTAATAAGGTAAAAATACCAGACTTTATAAAAAATAATCCAACTTATACATCAACTGTTGCAAAAAAGCCTAAGTTTTAATATTTATAATAAAATAAGTGGCTAACTTTAAAGAACAAAGAGATCTCCTTAGAGCTATTAATGAAGAATTAGGTAAAAAAGCTAATTTAGTTAGAAATGCTACCAAAGAAGTTTCTAAGTTGGAGTCCATAACTCAAAAACTCCAAAATGTTCAGTCTGGTATTATTACACTTACAGACAGACAAGCCCTAAAAGAAAAAGAAAGAGCTGAAGCTGCGTTGAATGCTTTAAAAGATGAGGCAGATAATCTCCAGAAACTGGTAGATACTAGACAGAAAAGCTATAGAAGTTTAACTGATCAAGAAAAAGCTCTTTTAGCCGCAAGAAAAGAGGGATTTACAGTAGAAAAAGAAACATTAAAATTAGCCTCTAAAGAAGTAAGAATCCGAGAAGGTATATCAAAATCCATGGGTATTACAGGTGCCCTTGCTAAGTCTCTTAATAAAACTCTAGGTATAGATCTTTCCTCAGCTCTTAAGGATGCTGAAAAAATGGCCAGAAAAGTTAATGAAGAATTTGAGGAAAGTGATGGAGGAGTGGAAGCTCAAGCTAAAAGAGCAAAAGGTAATGCAAAAGTTTTTGGGGAACAAATAAAAGGAATAGGAGGTGCAGCATTAAAATCCATTACTAGTATACAAGGTGTACTAGGTTTATTAGCTGCAAGTTTTTTAAAGTTTAATAAAGTTAATAGGGAAGCTAGACAATTAACAGGACAGACTGCTGATAATTTTACAGTAATGAATGATTCCATTCTCAATGCAGCAGATCAGGTTAAAACTATTACTTCTCTTTCTAGTGAACTCGGTATAAACGTAAACGCAGCATTTTCAGCAGAAACAATAGCTGCAGCATCTGAATTAACCCAATTATTAGGAATTAGTGAGAAATCCACTGCTGCTTTAGCCCAAACCGCAGAAGCTTTTGGTCAGGATTTAGCACAAGCAGAGAAAGAAGCTGTAAAGCAGGTAAAAGCACTAGCAAAAAGTGGAAAAGGTGCTCTTAATTTCAAACAAGTATTAGAAGAATCAGGAAATGCTTCAGGAAGATTACAACTTACATTAGGTAAAACCCCAGGTGCCTTACAAGAAGCAGCAGCTGAGGCTCAAGCTTTAGGTTTAAGTTTAGATTCTGTAGAAAAAGTAGCAGATAGTCTATTAAATTTTGAACAATCTATATCATCAGAATTAGAGGCTGAATTGTTAACTGGTAAGCAAATTAATTTAGATAAGGCTAGATCTTTAGCTTTAAATAATGATATAGCAGGTTTAACTAAAGAAATAGGTAATAATCAAGAAATATTAAATGCATTTGCGGATGGTAATAGAATCCAACAAAATGCTATAGCACAAGCAATGGGTCTTTCTGTTAATGAAATATCAGAAATGATTTTTAAACAAAAAATAGCAGAAGGTCTATCTACTGAACAAGCTGCTAAAGCAGCCAACATCAATGAGGAAGAAGCTAAAAGACTTGATATTCAAGCTCAAATGCAAAAATCTATAGAAAAAATGACTATGGCAGCTGCCCCATTAGTAGAATCTTTTGCATCCCTATTAGGTAACGCTGAATTAATGTATGGTGTAATTGCTGCTTTAGCAGCTGTAAAATTAGGAGGACTTGTATCAAGTATAATAGGTTTAGCTACTAGTTTAGCAGCTGCAGGAGTAGGAGCTTCAGCAACCGCTAACGCATTAACCTTAGGTGTTGCCTCCGTTGCTATTATAGGAGGTATAGCTTTAGTAGCAGCCGCAGTAGGAAGAGCTAAAAATAAAGCTAAAAAAGAGGCAGAAGAGATAAAAAGCATAAAAGATGGTGTAATTGATGCACAAGGGGGACTAATGGTTAGTGGTCCTAAAGGTTCTATTTCTTTAGATAGAGAAGATACAATTATTGCCAATAAAAATGGAGTTATAGCAGGTACTAGTTTAGGAGGTAATGGAGCAGCCAATGCTGAAATGTTATCCCGATTAGATAGGCTTATTTCTGCTACTGAAAAAGGAAGCCAAATCACTATGGATGGTAATTTAGTAGGTAAATCTATAGCTAATAATACCTCTGCACTAGGTTAATATTTATAAATAAACAATAATTATGCCTGATATATTATCAAAATTTAATACTCAAGGATCCATTTTTTCGGACTTAGATGGAGGACCTGGATTTACTAACCAACCTAATGCAACATTACCAGAACAGGCTGGAACTGAATTCATAAATGTAGATGGAGAAGTTTTTTCTCCTGTTGATGAAAACCCATCACCCCTATCAAATATTAGGGGTAATGAAGGTAATCCTGTTCTTAATGATATTTTAACTTTTTCGGCATTACATAATACATATTCTTTAAATGGTGACCCTGAAATACCAGGCAAACCCATTCCATCTGCTTTAGATTTAAATGGAAGAACACCTAGTAAATATCAAGATAATGCCCCTCCGGGTGCTCAGGGAGGTTTGACTAGTACTGTAACTTCCTAAATAGTAAACAATTTAGATGCCACTAATTAACCTAACAACTGATTTAAAATCTCTTAGGTATGGTTCAGATAGACTAGGAGGGGGGAATAGTGGTCAACCCTTTATTCAGACACCAATTCCTGATCAAAACTCCCAATCAACTGAATCTTTTCCCACTGTTCCCTTAGCTACACTTGACCAAACTGTAGCTAATACAATAGGAGTTAATAACCAAAACCCTTTATCAGGTAATGCCTCAATAGGAGCAGGAGACGCCTTTATTAGAGGTGGTGCAAGTACAGCAATTAGTAGAGCATACATAGATGCTACTAGAATAAATAATTTTCTACAAACCCCAGCTGGTGATCTTTTTATAGTTAAACAAAATCAGCTATCTAATGCTGCTGTATTAACACAAGGGGGTGGAACTTTCAAAAATGACTTTGATTATCAAGATATATCACTTAAAAATCAAGTAGCGGGTAATGCTTTTGGTTTACATTTACTAAAACAAACTAATAGTGCTATTGATTTTTCCCAACTAGGTCAACCTGGATTTTTAAGTAGCTTAGGTTTTCTAGATGGTGTTACTGGAGAACCTTTTGGGGGTAGATATATAACTGCAGTAGATCCTTTTAAAAATCCTGGATTAGAATTAAATCAAAATAGATTAGTAGCTTTATCTAGATTATTTAATACGTTTTATTTAAATGAAGATGAGAAATTATCTGGTACTATAAATATAGGACCTGGACCTGCTGGTATAACTCTTAATGAAGGTGGGAATATAATGACCTATAACCAGGGTCCCTCTGCACCTTTAGGAGGTGGAGGTAGTACTGTAATAAAATTTGCAGATAGTCGCCAAAGAACAGGAGAAAATAATCCCTTTTTAATTGATAGTGGATTTTTTGGAGAAGGATTTGGAGGTACATTACAAGGTGGATCTTTTAGTTTATTAAGAATCGCACGTCAGGGAGCTAGCTTTGTACAAGGAGGATTAGATAGATTAGGTAGAAGAAAAGGATTTTTAGGGTTTGTAAGCAATGTTTTATCTAGCCAAATCCCTTCTTTATTTGATAGGGGTGCTAGAGAAATAGATGATTTTATTCAAACTAGACTTAGTACAGCATTAGGATTTGAAAATCTACAGGAACAATCCAACTATTCAGTATTTGTTCATCCTACCCCTACTTTTAATTTTATTAATTATATTAGGTTATCTAATGTTTTTGGAGCTATACAATCCGATCCTAGATTCTTTAATGAAGCCTTTAATGCTATAAATCCTGATGGAAGTAGAGGCACTACATTTGATTTCAATGTATACCAGGGAAATGGTGACATAAGTGTCATGAATGCTGAATTGCAGAATAAAAATAAAGGAGCTACTTGGACACAAAAACAAATATTAGAATCCCCTAATTTAGGAAATCAAATTAACCCAGGTACTATAGGTCAGGATTTTAGACAAAAAATCATAGAGGAAAGAGGACAGGATAATATAAAAAAAGTTATATCTACTGCCCCAAATTATGCTCGGAAAAATTTTATGACCCGTGTAAATGTTGGAGACCCAGGAGATATGCCTTCAGTACCAGGTTTTACCGAAAGGTTTGATTATGGGGTAGATGCAACTACTCTTAAGGCTTTAGATAAATTAAATGCATTAGCCCCATATGCAGGTGCTGTAGATTCTAGCAAACCTATTAATGATTTAGTTAAATTAAGATTTAGAGTAATGGCTCCTGGGGGAGCATCTATTAAATATAATTTACATTTTAGATCCCTTATAAACAGTTTTTCTGATAATTACAGTAGTAATTGGTCCCCTGTTCAATATGCTGGTAGGGCTGATAATTTTTATAATTACACTGGTTTTAATCGACAATTAACATTTGGGTTTACTGTTGCTGCTCTATCTAAAGCAGAACTTATACCTATGTATAAAAAACTAAACCATTTAGTTAGTACTTTAGCTCCTACTTATAAGGATACTACTGGGCTTATGAGAGGTACTATAGTTAAGTTTTCCATGGGTGGTTATGTACACGATTTACCAGGTTTCTTAACTTCATGTAACATAACAGTTCCTCAGGAATCTCCATATGAAATAGGAATAGATTCAAATGGTAATGCTGACCTCTCAGTAACAGAACTTCCACTTATAGTGAATGTTGATTGTCAATTCACTCCTATCCATGATTTCCTACCAGAAACTGCGAATAGTGCCACTAATCCTAATTCTAAATATATATCACTAGCAAATGGAGAAGATAGTAATTTATATGGGGCAACTTACGCTGCACAAGAAAAATATCAGGAAAGCGCACCTGACGCTGATGCAGCACTCTCAGCTGTTACCGATATAGCCGCTGATGCTGCAAGTGGTCTTATTAATACTAATAGAGCTGGATTATTAGGTGCCGCAGTTAGAAGGGGATCAGAAGGATTTTCATCTCCTTTAGGTGGGTTACCTTCCGGTGAGGCAGGTGAACCCATCATTATTCGAGGTGATTCTGGTATAGAGTGGGGATCATTTTTAGATCAACTAGATGAGGAGAGAGAAAATTTAGGTCCATAAAATATATTAAATGTCTAGATACAATTCAATATCAATAACTAATAATGAAAATCCTAATGTAGCTAATATAGGTGCTAGATACTATGTAACTAATTCATATCCCGAAATCCCTTTAAAGGCTAATGATGTATACGCTATAACGGAGTTTGGGGATAGACTAGACATTTTAGCTAATCTATTTTATGGTGACTCTTCTTTATATTGGGTAATAGCATCTGCTAATCCTGATTCAGTACCTAATGATTCACTATCTTTAAAAGGAGGAATCCAATTAAGAATCCCCGCAGATATTAACTCTGTTTTAAATAATTATGGTATTGTTAATAGTCTTGGAGGGGGTGAAATAGAAAATGCTGCAAACATAGGGATAACTTCTAGAGCTTCTAGTATCTCTAGTGGAGGAGGTAGAGGAGGTTATTAAATTTAAATATTATGGGTAATATTTTAGGACAAACTTTTAGCGACTACGTAAAAAAACAAATAGTAAAAAGACAATCAAGGCTTGGGGGTAGCTCTTTTCGTGATACTACTATAGCTGCGTATAACCAAAAAGCTCCTTATATAAAACTAACATCAGCAGTTGAGTTATCCTATATAAGTTCCCCTTCAACTGATCCTGTACAACGATCATTAGTACAACAAGAAAATGCTAGAATAAAACAAAAATTTGAATCCTTAGGTATCCCTACAGCTGATACTATTGGGGATGGGTTAGCTAAGAATTTTGTTTTATTTGGGGGAGCATCAAATGAATCGGGGGATCTTAAAAGTGGGTTTAATAACGGTAATTTTTATAATGGTGCCTATGGTTGGGGTGGTTTAGATGAAAGAGGACCCGTGCCAATGCCTGGTATTACTAGTGTGCAAACTAAATACTATAATAATGGAGCTTTATCTCAAGCGACTATTAATATTAAATGCTTTAGTAAAAATCAATTTGCTGTTATAGATCTCCTATATCTTAGACCGGGTTTTACATTATTATTAGAGTTTGGCCATTCTATATATTCCAAAAATGATGATTCCATAGTAGGTGGATTTACAAAATTTAACACCAGCGCTTGTGAATCAGTATTAAATGGAACTGCAGACCAATTTAAAATATATAGTCAAATAGAAGGTGCTAGAAAAGTATCAAATGGAAATCATGAGGGTGTTTATGGTAAGATATCTAAATTTAATTGGAAGTTTAATAATGACGGAAGTTATGATTGCACTGTGACCATAATAGGTTTAGGTAGTATCATAGAATCTCTTAAATTTAATAATGGTCAATCATTATCCCTTATTGATACCGCGGAATTCCAAGGAGCATTTTTTGAGTATTTAGTAAGAAAAGCAGGTGAAGATGTTGCTGTTGAAGCTGGTGTTGAAGAAGGTACTTTCAAAGCAAACCAGTTTAAAGTAAATACTCAAATAGCCTTAAGGGATATAGATAATGTGTTTTCCCAAGATATTAAAACTAAACTATTATCTAAGTATGCGGCGTCGTATTTACACCTAGCTATGTATAACATAAAATGGCAAGGCTCTAAGGACTTAGAGGCATCCCTAAAAGCAGAAGCCGACGCAATTAAAAAAGAATTACAAGAAAACTTCAGGAATGGAGACTATAGAGGTTTCGGAGAAACAAAAAAATATAATCAATTAATGAATAATGCCTATGCCAAATTACAAGAATTAGGAAAAATAACGGCTACTGATTATAAAATGGGTAATTGTGATTTTAATGAAGATGGAAGCAGAGGTCAGCAAACTATACCTAAATCTGTTTTCACCCTTCAGGGTGTTAGAGCAGATGGGGAAGAAGAAGTGGAATCCCCCCAAATATATATAAAATTTGGATTATTAATATCTCTTATACAAGAAAAACTATTAGTTTATAATAAAAAAAATAAACCTTTTTTTAGGTTTGATATGTTACGTGGATCAGATTTTCCAATTAATGGAAAAAACCAACAGTTTGAAAATGACGAAAATTATATTTTAAATGTCCCCGGACAAATATCTGGAAATCCCTTTATATGTATTATACCTCATACTAATCTGCCTAATGTAAAAGATTTTGAAAATATAGATTTATTTAATGGGGGGGTTAACACTGCACTAGAAGCAGCAGTAGGAAATATTAAGTTTAAAGTTGATGGTGAAAACTACGCCGGTAGGTTAGCTAATATTTTAGTAAATGTAGATCATATAATTAGTGTCTTACAAAATAATACAGATTCTTCTACTGGGGATGTTTCTACCTTAAATTTTTTAAAAAGTTTATTAGCAGACATAAATAGAGCTTTAGGTGGAGTAAACCAAATAGATATTACTGTATCGGACAATGGTTTAGTACGATTTATCGAAAATGTCCCACCCCAATATGGGGGAATATTAGCAGCTGCAGGCACCCCAGCTACCATAAATGCCTTTGGGGTAGGTTCACAAGGTTCATTTGTAAGAGATGTAAGTTTAGAATCAGAATTATCCAGTAATTTTGCAGCTATGATAGCTATTGGTGCCCAAGCAAATGGAAATCAATTAGGTACTAATGCCACTGGTTTTTCAAAATATAATTTAGGGTTAAGAGATAGAGTTATAAAAGATAAACAATCTTATTTTAACCAATTAAATGATGTAGAACCTACAACTCTCAATGATTTAGTAGATGATTTAATAATTGCATATATCAGGGTTTATTCTAAATTAAATTTTTCATCGGAAAATATATCTGCTTTAGAAAACGCAAATAGGAGATATCTTGAGTTTTTGCTAGGAGCTCTTTCTAATAATAACCAAATCACTCCTCCTTTTTTCTTACCATTTAACCTAAAATTAAAAATGGATGGTATTTCAGGGATAAAATTATATGAAAGGTTTAAAGTATCAGATAATATTCTACCTCCTTCATATAACGAAGATGATGTAGATTTAATAGTGAAAGAAATTAATCATACTGTAGATACAAATGGATGGATTACAGAAATAGGTACTTTATCAGCACCTTCTTTTTCTAAGAATGTAGGGGCATTAAATCAAAAACCTCCTAAACCTTTCCCCCCTATACCCGCGGAATACTTAGAATCTGCATTTGATCAATCCGCTTTTACAGGTATGGGATTAACCACTACATCAGCAACTGGTGTTTCTCAACCTGTAAATATAACCCCTAATACTAAAGACTATCAAGGTTACGTGATGTGGGATTCAACCAAAACAAAATTGACAACTTCACAAGCACACGAGTTTAATCTTATGAATAGATGTTTATACTATACGGGTATAACTAATCCATACGCTCGATTTGGCATCTTAGCTGCTTTTCATAAAGAATCTATTTTTAATAATGTTCGTGAGTATAGTTATAAAGGTATGTCAACTACTGATGTTAGAGCAGTATTCGATAGTCAAGTAAATATAAAAGCTCTATCTGACCCTGAATTAGCTGAAGTTTTAAAGTCTTCCCAACCAATTGAGCATTGGTACAATGTAGCATATAAAAATCTTAATGGAAATGGAAATTATGATTCTAACGATGGTTATACTTATAGAGGTAGGGGTTACCTCCAATTAACAGGTAGAGGTAATTATCAGGCTGAAACCGACGCTCTTAAAACTTTTATATTAAAAGGACCAATGAGTTATGCCGAATATAGTTTTAAAAACCTAAATCTTATAACAAACCCGGATGCAATTATCCAAGAAAGATTGGTAAATGTAGCTATAAGTATTACTTTTATGTTAAGATTATCTAAACAGATGGGTTTTAATTGGAATGATATGTCTAGTAAGGCGGAAGCTTGTAATGCAGCGGGTGTTGCAATTGCAGGGGGTACTGCAGGAACAAATGGTGCTGATAGGGGTGTTCAAAATACCCTAAAGTCAGCCAAAAATATGATGATACAGGGATTTGGTCTTCCTGATCCAGGTGATGATTATCCTTTTGCGGGTGCTGATCCTAATGCTGGAGGAGGGCCTAGTTCAACCACAAAATTTATAGGAGGAGTTGTTACTCCTGGTACGATGGATGGGTCACTTGGGGGCACATTTCAATATGGTACTGTTAAAACTCCAAAACCGATAGGAGTTACCGAAATCACCTAAAATTTAGTTAGATGTATATCCCTAAAAATAAAATAATAACCGATCTGTATACTGAAGGAGGAGAATATACAAAATTAATACCTAATAATGTGGGTAGAACTCCGGGAAACCTTAATTCCCCTACACCCTCTACTTCTTATGTTGGTTATTATTGGAAGTCACAAACTGGTGATATATTTACTGGGAGAAACCCTAATGATAGACCCCAGGAAAAGCTTATACCTATTATTGCCCAAAGTGATCTTTCAATTTTAGAAGATATTGATAATACCCTATATTTAGCTGGTCCTGATATTCAAACTCAAGGTGAAGTACTCGAATATGGAGGATATAATCCCAATCGAATTGGTATATCATCTTATACGGGTTACATAAGTAGTTATGGGGTTGAACGAAATCGAAAACTCCCTTTCCATACTTATCCACTTCCTAATGCTAAAGATTATGAATTAGGTGTGTATCAAAGATATTTTTTGCAAAAAGTTACTACTAAAGAATTTTTAGAAGTAACTAGAGATGTTTACTATAAAATACAAAGAAAAGATAGGAATTGGGCATTTGAATTATATCAACCCTTTACTATCCAATGGACTATAAGTGGGGAAGAATTAGAGGTACAAGATGCAAATAGAAATATAACTCTACTAACCCAAAGAAGATTAAGAACTTTAGGTTTAACACAGTTTTTAGGGAATAATTATTTACAATATTATGAAGAAGATATAGATTTAGAGGGTGAAGCATTTAACACAGAAGATTCTACCCCATCCCCTACTTCTTTTGTTCCTCCGAGTTCAACATCTCCAACACCATCTACACCATCTTCACCTTCTCCATCCACTTCGGGTGGAGGTTACTAAAATTTTTTGTATATTTAATGGATGTTTTGGTTAATAGAAACAGAAGATCAATTAAATAGGTTTATTTCTAAAGATGCCACTAAGGCATTTATTGAAATAATTCCCTTTAATTATAATATCCATCCTGCTGATGATAATCAAATTTCTTTAGTGTATGTTAGACCTTTAGGATATGATGGTTATATGGTAGCTATTAACCATGAAGAAGTATTAAATACTTTAGATATCTTGTGGTTAGATAGATTTGATACTATATATGTTAGAGATAAAAAGGAAGTATTACATTACATCTACCACCCTAATATTATAGATTTAACTTTAAATAAACCTAATTTCCAAAAACCACTAACTAAAACTCACAACTATTTTTACTCAAAATATTCTTATAAAAAAGATTTAAATACTTTAATACCCGTTGCTAAACATTTTGAGTATTGTGAAAATTTATATGGTGAACTAAAATTTCATATTGATGAACCTATCAACGACTTTTATAACAGAAAATCTACAGTGGCATTCTACGCCCTCGAGTCCAATGGAATTAAAATACATAAAAACAAATTTGAAGAAAAATTCCACAATGTACACAATGATACTATCTATACCCAGTACAACTTCAAAACCACAACTACTAGACCTTCTAATAAATTCAGAGGAGTAAATTATTCTGCTTTATCCAAAAAAGATGACTCTAGGGAAGCATTTATCCCATCTAATAATTTATTTATAGAAATGGATATTTCAGCATACCACCCTTCTTTATTAGCTAAACTTATAGATTATAAATTTAGTGAGGGGGATATCCATGAAGCATTTGCTAAAATGTACGGAGTAGAATATAAAGAAGCTAAACAACTTACTTTTAAAATGTTATATAGTGGTAATTTTGGTAAATATTCTGAATTAGAGTTTTTTAAAAAAGCTAAACAATTTACTGATATTATATGGGAGGAATTTAATGTTAAGGGATATATTGAATGTCCTATCTCCAAGTATAAATTTGAAAAAAATAAATTGAAAGATATAAATCCCTCTAAATTATTAAATTATTTACTACAGAATTTGGAGACCTCAAATAATGTTCTTATATTGTGGAGAATATTTAAAATATTAAAAAATAAGCAAACTAAACTAGTATTGTATAATTATGATTCATTTCTATTTGATTTCCACAAATCAGAGAAATATTTAGTGGATGAATTAAAAGGAATATTTGAAGAGTTTGGTTTGCGTATAAAATTAAGTTATGGAACAAACTACTCTTCTTTACAACCCCTCTAATATTTATAATAGAACTTCATTAGATAGTTTTGATATAAATTTAGAAGGTTTGGCTGGGAATAAATTATTTTGCACTTTTTCAACAATTGAAGATTTAGATGATTTAGTATATGATATCTCTTCCACATATGATATATTATATGGGAAAATATTTATACTATACATTCAATCAAATAATGAATACGCCTGTACATACAACGTAGATACTACTAACCTTTCAGAAATCCCATCTGGTACTATTCTAGTACATAGAAAAAAAGAATCTAATACACTTTATACTATTAATGCTTTAAATGAGCTTATTCGTAAATTAAATGGAGGTGTAGTTGATACTAAGTTTCCTATTGAATGGAGACATTATAGAAATTCTATCCTACTTACTAATAAGGATGAATTTAAACAACTAAAAACTAAGATTCACAAAATTATTGAACTTTAGTTGGATAGCCGAAAAAGGCTTCGTATATTTACTGTAATTATATAAACCTAAAATGTTATAGAATGGATTTAAACGTCATCAAGGAGCGTCTGGCTTCGCTCAACACACAACAGCCACAAGGGGGAGGGGGACAAAAGAAAAATTTGTTTTGGAAACCCAGTATTGGTAAACAGACAGTTCGAATTGTACCATCAAAATTTAATCCTGAATTTCCTTTTACGGAAATGATGTTTTACTACGGGATTGGTCAACGAGTAATTGCATCTCCTGCTAATTGGAAGCAAAAAGATCCTATTATGGAGTTTGCTAAACAATTACGTCAGAGTAATGATAGAGAAAATTGGCGTTTAGCTAAAAAGTTAGACCCTAAAACTCGTGTTTTTGCCCCTGTATTAGTACGAGGTCAAGAAGACGAAGGTGTTAAATTATGGCAATTTGGTAAAGAAATTTATCAAACATTCCTTAATATGGCCGCTGATGAAGAAATTGGAGATTATACTGATATGTTAGAAGGACGAGATATTAAACTTACTACTGTAGGTCCTGAAGTAACAGGTACTCCTTACAATAAAACCACTGCCACAGTATCACTTAAAATTTCTCCTATTGCTGAGGATAAAGATGAAATTCAAAAATATATGAATGAACAAGCTGATCCTTTTAAAGTATTCAAGCAATATTCATTTGATGAAATTAAAGGATTCCTACAAAATTGGTTAGACCCAGATTCTGAAACAGAAACTTCTACAGTTAAAGTGAATGAATCACCTGTTCCCTCACCATCAGAAAGTAATTATTCTCTAAAAACTGATTCTACTAAGAAAACCCAATCAGATAAATTCAATGATCTGTTTAGTGATTCAACAGATGATTTACCATTTTAATTAAGTAAGTAATGGCTAGAAAAAGTAAATCACTATCGGAAGCAGTCTCTAAAGAAATCAAATCTAAATTTGATTTAAAAAGTTTTAAAACTAAAAAGGGACTAGATCAGAACGTAAAGTTCAAAGAACAACAATGGATTCCCCTATCCGATGCTTTTCAAACCGTTACTTCAATCCCTGGTATTCCAATGGGTCATATTGTGCTTTTGCGAGGACACTCTGACACCGGGAAAACCACTGCACTGATCGAAACTGCCGTATCAGCCCAAAAGAATGGCATACTTCCAGTCTTCATTATCACTGAGATGAAATGGAACTGGGAGCATGCCACTCAGATGGGGTTAGAGGTAGATGCAATTGCTGATGAAGAAACTGGTGAAGTATTAGGATATGAAGGAAATTTCATCTATGCGGATAGAGAATCGTTAAATACTATTGAAGATGTAGCTGCATTTATTTTGGATCTAATTGATGAACAGAAAAAAGGTAATTTGCCTTATGACTTAGTATTCCTATGGGATTCTATTGGTAGTATTCCTTGTGAATTATCTGTTCGTTCTAATAAGAACAATAATGAATGGAATGCAGGAGCAATGTCAACACAATTTGCAAATAATGTAAATCAGAAAATTACATTGTCTCGTAAAGAATCTTCCAAGTATACTAATACATTGGTTTGTATTAATAAAGTATGGACTCTAAAACCAGAATCCCCTATGGGTCAACCTAAGTTGATGAATAAGGGAGGATACGCAATGTGGTATGACTCAACATTTGTAATTACTTTTGGTAATATCATGTCTGCTGGTACCTCTAAGATTAAAGCAATCAAGGACGGTAAACAAGTAGAATTTGCTAAACGAGTAAATATCCAGATTGATAAAAACCATATTAATGGGGTTACTACAAGAGGCAAAATTGTAATGACACCTCATGGTTTTATTGAGGAAAGTCCCAATGCACTTAATGCTTATAAAAAATCACGTCAAGAAGAATGGTCAAATATTCTAGGAGGTGCTGATTTCAAATTAGTAGGTGAAGAAGAATCACAAGAAACATATGTGAACGCCTTCACAGAGGAACCAAGCTAAAGCTTGGTTCTTCATTTATTTTTTATTATATTTAGGTAAATAGGTTATATGAAGAAAGGTAGTCCCCTAGACATTTTAAATCAAGTTCAAGAAAATAAGGAATCTACCCAATCGGGAGAGAGATATCTTTTAATTGATGGTTTAAATTTATTTTTTAGAAACTTTGCTATTTTAAATATGGTAAATTCTAAGGGAATGCATGTAGGAGGATTAGGTGGCTTCTTAAGATCTTTAGGTGTACTTATAAGACAAATCCAACCCACACAGGTTTATGTGGTTTTTGATGGGGCAGGATCTTCAAATAATAGAAAAAATCTTCTTGCCGATTATAAATCGGGTAGAAATACTAAACGAATTACTAATTGGGAAATCTTTGAAAATCTAGAAGATGAACATGATGCAAAAGTAGATCAGTTAGTAAGGTTAATTCATTATTTGAAGGTTCTCCCTATTAAGATTGCCTCTATAGATAAGGTAGAAGCAGATGATATTATAGCCCACTTATCTAAAATCCTTATAAAATCAGATGATGATAAGGCATTTATAGTATCTAGTGACAGAGATTTCCTTCAGTTAGTAAATGAAAATGTAGCAGTTTTTAGACCTATAGAAAAAGAATTCTACACTACTCAAACGGTCCAAGATAAATTTGGAATACCAGCTAGTAATTTTATTGTGTATAAAACATTATTGGGTGATAATTCCGATGGGATTAAAGGAGTTAAGGGATTAGGTAAAAAAGGTTTACTAAAAAAATTCCCTGAATTGGGACAACCAAATGTTACATTAGAGGATATAGTAACTATATGTGAATCTAAATTTAAGGATAATATAACATATGCTAGAGTTTTAAATAGTATAGATGAATTAGAATTGAATTATAAATTAATGGATTTATCTAATCCTATGATTGATAAATCCGATAAGGAATATTTAAAAGAACTTGCAGAAGACCAAGATCTTAATTATATTCCAAAAACATTTCTTGAAATGTATGATGAAGATCAAATAGGTGGAATCATTAGAAATGTAGAGTTTTGGTTACAAGATGTTTTTGAACAATTTAAAAAATAAAAGTTGACGTTAAAAAGTATAGAACAGTACGGTCACCCTTTCCAAATTAAGGTGATTTCTTCTCTCCTTACATCTAAGGAGTTTTTACAAAATATCATAGATATTTTAAACGATGAAGATTTTCCTAATTCGGCACATAGGTGGATTATAAAGGAAATTATTAAGTATTACGATACTTACAATACTAATATCTCTATGGATGTTCTTAAAGTAGAACTTCAAAAAGTAGAAAATGAGGTATTACAGTTATCAATTAAAGAACAACTGAGACACGCATATGAAGCTTCAGATGAAGATCTAAAATATGTTCAAGAAGAGTTTTCTAATTTTTGTAAAAATCAACAACTAAAAAAAGCATTATTACAATCTGTAGATATGCTTAAAGTAGGTGATTATGATTCTATTAAGTTTATGATTGAATCTGCTATGAAAAGCGGACAAGATAAAAACATAGGACATGAATATCTTAAAGATGTTGAATCTAGATATAGGGAAGATAACAGAAAAACTGTTCCTACTCCATGGAAAAAAATCAATGAGTTAGTACAAGGTGGGTTAGGTAATGGGGATTTAGGATTAATATTTGGTAATCCTGGGGGAGGTAAATCATGGTGTTTAGTATCATTAGGGGGTCATGCTGTTAAATTAGGGTATAACGTTTTACATTATACTCTAGAATTAGGTGAGGATTATGTTGGTAGACGTTATGATTCATTCTTCACCCAATTGCCTGTTGATCAAATCACCCATCATAGAACAGAAGTTGAAGAAGTAGTGGATAAACTCCCAGGACAACTAATAATTAAGGAATACCCCATAGGTGTTGCTACTACATCAACTTTAGAATCACACATTCAAAAAGCAGAAAATTTAGGTGTAAAACCTGATTTAATAATTATAGATTATATTGATCTTCTTTCAACTAAAAAACGAAGTTCTGATAGGAAAGGAGAATTGGATCATATTTATAGGAGCATCAAGGGGCTTGCACGACAATTAAACCTCCCTATTTGGTCTGTTTCTCAAGTAAATAGAGCAGGTGCTAGGGATGAAATTGTTGAAGGTGATAAAGCAGC